CTGGGACTAAGACAAATTCATGGAGTACTACTGCAACTTGTACTCAGGAGGCTAATAATGAAACCACTATTACCTATGGTGTTCCCATAGTTTCATTGTCTGTTTCCGATATTCCCGCCGCTGGTGGTACGGTGTCTTCGGGAACTGTCACATATACGCAAACACGAGTTCAGAATTATACCTCGGGAGGAACTAAAGGCCTTTCTAATGTCACTTCTGGAGGCTCTATTAGTTACTCTACTGCGGTATCTGCTAGTTCAAAGGGTACTACAATATCCTCTAGGACTAAGGTCGGTACTTTAACTGCTACTGTTACTTTGAACGGTCAGAAGGGGTCTGGCTCTGCTGATGTTTATCAAGCTGCTAATAGTTATATAGACCATAGATTAGTAGTTCATTTTGATAGTATTACTGGTCCAACTTCCAAATCAGTTAGCCCAGCTGGAGCTACTGTAATACTGGTAGTTGAATGTTTTAGATTATACAGTTCTGGTACAAGAGAGGGTGGTTATAATGTAACTGATGGAAGTACTATCACTGTATCAGGTACTGGGTTTAGTATAAATAGCTCTAAACAACTGGTAGCTGCTAATAGGGGTACTGAAATTGGTGCTGCAAGGAATGGTACTATAGTAGCAAAATATGGTTCACTAACTTCACTCAGTGTTACTTGTACTCAACAGCTAAATAAAGTTATAGCAGTAAACATTGGTACCCAAGAAGCTACTCAATATCCATCAGGTGATATACCAGCATCTGGTGGTACCAAGACTCCAGTAGCTTCGGATACTTATAATTATTCATATTCTTCTGGAGCTACCCAAGGAACAAAGTTGTCCGGTACATCTGTATCAAGAACCTATTCTATGCCAGCTACTACTGGATTTAGTTTAAATACCTCAAATGGTGTAGTTACGGGTGCAGATAGGACTACGGTTACTGGTTCAAGGAGAAGTGCTAATATTTCTTGTAAGTTTTCAGTATCATATACAAATCCAGCTTCAGTTGGTGGTAATACCGTTTCCAATAATAAGACTGATACTCTAACTGTATACCAACAAGCTAATGCTGTATCATATAGTGATATATCCGTACCTAATTTTTCATATCCATCTAGAGATATACCATATCAAGGAGGTTCCCAAAGCCCTACACTTAGCTATTCACAAACTGCTTCATATACTTCTGGTCATACAAAGACTATAACAACGGGGGCCAGTTTAACGTATGCAGTAACTGGTACTGGGTTTAGTATAAATTCATCAACCGGAGTAGTTACTGCTTCAGCTAATACTGGTGCTAGGAGGACTGCTACTGTTAGTGTGACTATACACCTAAATAATAAAATTAGATCAAATACCACTAGAGTATATCAAGCAGCTTGGGTTAAACCCACCATATATCTATCAATGGTTTATACTTCAGTTAGTGGAGCATTTACAATACAAGCTTCATCAAATGTTCCTGAAAACATAGAAATCATGGCAACAGCTTATAATTATAATGGTGAAGGAAGTGATTCAGTAGTTACGATGATAAAAGGTAGCAATTATGTTAATGGGTTTCTTATGGCTAATATGCCACAATATAATATAGTATCCGTAAATATGCAGTCACCATCACCTTATGAAACCACAAATGCTATATATAGCTGGTAATTTTTAACCCTTAAAAATCTTTAATCATGACCAAAGAAAATTTAGTTCAGGTAATTGTTGGTATGTTTTTAACCATACTGTTTAGTGTAACTCTCCCCATGGGTTGGGCTTCATTTATACCAGCTGTTATAGCCGGTATCATTTGGGGTGGTATTAAACAAACCTCAGGTAAAAAATACCCAAACAAAGATGGGGAATTGGAAGCTCCAAAATTCTGGAAAGACTTTGTTCCAGTAATTGCTGGATGTTTAGTAGTATATTTATTAGTAGTAATTATTTAAAGTACTCTAGATATGCCAATTTTTAGGGATATAAATGATTTTCAACTAACTACCCCTACTGGAGAAGAAAGTATTCAAATTTCTGCAACTCAGAGGGTTAAGTTAAAAGATATAATAGCTTTGGTTGATCTTTCTACTATCAGGGAAGCCATAGCTAATATAATTGAAGATCAGGAAAGACAAGATGAAGAGATAACTTCCAATACCAATTCTATAAATTCCCATTCACAGACTTTAACTAACTTAAATAACAACAAGAAAAATAAAGTTGTATTTAAAACTGTAACAGCTGTTAGTGAGATACGTGGTGGGGAAGCAATAGAATATACTGGATCTGGAGATGTAAGTTGTAATGTATTATCCAGTACATTTACTAGTATAGATAACATAGCTTGGTTAATAGTATCTGGAAATGTTAATGTAACTTTCTCAGGTACTGATGCTATCTATATGGTAACTAATATATCAGAGTTACCAAAAGGTGGTAAATGGGTATACCGGTTAACTAAAACTATGCAATCTGACAAATCTCAGATATACATAGATGCTATGGCTTATATACCAATAAATGGTACATATGAAATCTTGTTATCTGCTAGTAAAGGTATGAGTCCTTCTAATGCTCTTGGAGCTGGTGTTGATACTGCTAATATAACTGCTGAATTAATTACTGGAGATGTTTCTTCTGGTATAAAACCAAAATTGAGTTTATCTGGTGATGGTTTTACCCTGAATGAAGAAGCATTAACTGTAACTACTACCAGTAGGGGAACTACTATTGGTGATGTAAGAACAGCAGTATTAACAGCTACTTATGACAATACTGATCCTAAGAGTATCACTTTATATCAGGAAGCTAACCGTATTAAATCATATGATGGAGAGATAACTATATCTAAAGCCCCAACATATGCTAATATAAGTGGGGCTGGTGGTATGAGTGAACCAAAAGGTCTAGCTTATACACAAGAAGTAACCTATACTTCTGGGGCTAAAGGACCAGTTAATAACCCTGGTAGTGTATCATACGCTATTGTAACTCCAGTAAGTGGTTTTAGTATTGATTCAGTAACTGGTAGAGTAACTGCTTCAGTTAATCCATCTTATACTTCAACACGTCAAGTTACAGTTAGGATGACTATTACTAGTGGAGAAGTATCAGTAACTAAAGATATAATAGTAACCCAGTCTGCCCAAGAGAAAAGTTCCATAACATTATCAGTATCCTATGACCCAGGTTCTAAGAGAACTACCTATTACTCAAGTAGGGAATTACCAGAAACTCTTATGGTAAGGTGTACATTTTATGATACTAATTCAACTGGTGGTACTACTGGAGAAGGTAATGATGGTATGGAATATAGTTTCCCCGCTGGTACCAATGAATTAGTAGTAAATGATGGTCCTGATTTTACTTGGGACACTACTGGTAGAGTAAAAATATTAGAAGTAAACGGTCAGCAAAGTTCACCATTAGAGACCCCTGAAGCTACTTATGAATGGGATGATGTTCTTAGTAATTAAAATATCATAACTATGGCAAGAAGAGTCAATATAAACTTACCAAATCCTGGTAATCTTGATTTTCAGATAAAACTTGAGGGTGATTGGGTAAAAGTAAGTCAATATATTGACTCTCTAGCCCCATCTATTCAAAGAGGTTATGATATTGCTACAAGTAGGTTTGCTAAAAGTTTACTTGTTATAGTTAAAAGATCTATAGTTTCTGGTACTCCCCCGAAAGGTGGTGGGGTTACTTGGGAACCGTTATCTCCAGCTACTATCCATAGGTATGGGGATCATCCAATTTATTACCTAACTGGTCTATACCATAGATCAGTTGGGTTTTTTAAGTATAAATCAAGAACTTTTATTGGTTTACCAATAAATAGAAAAAGATCATCTAATGGAGGATTAACCCTAAACCAGTTAGCTATCATATTAGAATATGGTACTGGTGGTAGGGGAGGTGGTAAAATTGGAGGAACAATACCACCCCGTCCCTTATGGGGGCCATCCCTTAAATCAATTGGTGGTAAAGAAAAACTAAAAAGCCAAATAATAACCGAGCTAAGAAGACAATTATCAAAATATGGCATAAAACCAAATCAAGTAAAATGGTAAACTCACAGGAAATAATTGAAAGATCTCTCTATTCAGCTATTCTTGGGGTAGCCATAGATCTTGGATATACAGTAAATCCAGATGACTTTCTACCTGTATCACAAGAAAATTCTAATAGGTTCAAAGATACCATTAAGAATCTAGATCCTTATATAGCAATATTTGGTACCGGTAACAATCAGTCTAAAGGGCAAAAAATTACCCCCAGGATAGTTGTAAATGCCCGTGGGTTTTATCCTGGAGCAATTGGTTTACCAAGACAGCTAATAGAAAAAGAAGAAGGTATAGGGTATACTGCTACAGAAATACCCTATGAAACCATTGATCAGTATATAGATGTTCACCTAGTAGCAAATACTCAAGAACATATGAGATTGCTACATCAGGTACTGTTCAATTCTATACCACAAAGAGGTTACATTAAACCATACAATGAACCAAAATTTTTATTTTCTGGTAATATATTCTTGGAATTAGTTAACTTCTTTGATATTCCTAATTTGGACCTTGGTATTTTGGAAAAGGTATATCAGTTTCAGGTATTTGATACTATTACTTTTGATAAGCCAGTTGAAGGCGATCTTATACCCATTACTGATATTACTTTGCTATTGGAAGGACCAAATTCTTCTGAACAAATAAATATCTCAAAACCTTAAAAATATTTTTAAGTATATGCCAACAACTCCTAATGTACAGTTCCAGTTTGAGAACAAAAATGTACAAAATGCTACCCCATTACTCGGGGTATCTCATGTTATAGCACGTACCGTTAAAGGGCCTTTTAATAGCCCAGATGAAGTTATCAACTCTTACCCAGCTTTTCAGGAAATTTATGGTGAAGAAATAGTTCCTGATGGTTCTATTTCAAATATCAAGAAAGCATTCGAACTGGGTTCAAAGTTAAGAATTTCCAGAGTAGAGGGTGGGGAAGGTGCTGAAAATGGTACCGCTAAGTCATACACACCAGGTGGTGAACCAGTTATTGGTGGATCAGCCCAAACTATTAAGTTTACTCTTATAGACCCATCTAATAAATCAAATACCATTGCTATGGTAGTTTCTATACAGACAAAAGAACCAGGTAGTCCAGTGTTGGATAATACTGGGTATGGGTTGGATAGAAACTTCTATTTGATGTTAACTACTGGTACTGGTCCTACTAACAGAGTAACACTTACTCAGTTTAAGAACTTTAGTGGGGCTGATTCCACTGAGATTTCCAATGGTGACATCATTGCTTCAAATCTTTTATTCTCTGGTGCAAAATACTCAGCTGAAGGTCCTAATGGTCAAGCTTTTGTAGAAGCACAAGTTTTACAGGATTTTGTAAATAATACCCCCAACATTGAGCTGAAGTTTGAATCGGCTACTTCAACTGACGAAGCTTTAGCTACTCGTATTAAAACTATAGATGATGTAATTACCACTTTCCGTAATTACTCTAATTGGTTTGGTACTGTAACAGTGGGTGAAACTCTCTTGGCTAGTAATCCAGTATATATGATCATCAATGAGGGTACCGATGGTGGGGATTCTACTAAAGAAACCTGGTTAAAAGCATATCAAGCTTTGGCTGACTACAATGATGCTTACCAGTTAATCTGTTCACATGTACACCAACACTTACCCAGTGATTACATGGAAGTATTGGCTGACGTTGGTAAAGATGTAATAAGTAAGTTTGAAACTTGCTTATATGTGGAAGTACCTAAGTATGATTCTAGTGGTAATATACAGAACCCAGATAATGTAGTTAAAGCACTAGAGTCACTTATTGGTACGGTTGGCCATGCTAAGAATATCATCTACTTTGCTGGTGGTATTAAGTATTATGATAGCACTGGTGCTTTACAAAATTGTGATGTTCTTGGTACTGCCATTGGTTTGGGGGATGCTGCTGCTTCTACTAGTGGTCCTTATGTATCATTTGCTGGTATGAATCGTGGAGTAGTAAATGATGCACTGGGTCCAGTTATGGAAAACCTGGGTGCACCTTCCAAAAAAGATACTTTACAAAAATTAGCAGATTGGTACTGTAACTTATTTGTGATCAAGGATACACCCAATCAGGGTAAGAGAACCATGTTATGGCATAACTTTACTTCTAATCCACTCTCGGATTCAGAAAAGTTCCTTGCCATTGTAAGATTGAATCTTTATCTTAAAAAGAATTTGAGACCAATCTTAGAAAAGTATCTGGAAGAACCAAATAACTGGACTACCTGGAAAAAGATATTCTATGAAGGTAAGGAAATTCTGGACGACCTTATCAATGTGGCAATCACTGAATATACCTGGAATGGTGATCAGTATGCTAATTCTTACGCTGATCTTCAGATGAATAATGAAGCCGATGTAAGACAAGGTAAATACAAATTACAAATTGTATACAAGGACATAGTTCCTATGCAAGAAGTAACCGTAAACATTGTTATAGATCAGGCTTCCAATAGTGTAGATATGGAAACTGCAGTGCAAAACCTCTAAAGTATAATAAGATATGGCAGCAAAAGTAAAGAATCCCAGAAAAAAGTTTTTATGGGAAATATTATTTATAAAACACCCCGTAAACGCATACTTATTTCAAAGTGTAACCCTTCCCGAAATAAGTATTGAACAAGTATCCCATGGAGACATTAACCGGGATGTTAAAACTGGTGGTAGAGTATCTGTTGGTAACTTAACTGCCCGAAAATTGGAAACCACTTCTGGCTCCGACACATGGATGTGGGACTGGATCATGTCAGTACAGGATTTGTTACTTGGTGGTGGTTTAGTACCAAATCAGTATTGGGAAACCTGTACTGTAAATGAATTAGCAGAAGATGGGGTATCAATACTTAACAGCTGGGTATGTACCGAAGTATGGCCATGTAAGATAAATGGTCAAGAGCTTGATAGAATGAGTTCTGACAATACTCTGGAAGAAATAGAGTTCTCAGTTGGTACTTGCGAAAAGCTTTAATACTATTTAAAAGGGAGAGCTCAGTAATGAACTCTCCCTTTATTGTTTTATCAATCAAATAACTCAACAACTCAACACTATGGACAATTTTTTAGAAGGTAGAAAATTAGAGTTCACGGTACCATCTGGGTATAAGTATACTATACGTGAACAAAATGGAGCTGATGATGATATTTTATCAAATCCAGTTGAAGCAGCAACTCTTAAAAACATTTCAAGATTTATTGCTGCTATTGTAATCAATACTGATTATACTCAAAATGGTAAATTAACAGTAGATCAAGCACATCAGTTACCAGTACTTGATAAATACTGCATATTGTTTAACTCACGTAAGTTCTCTATGGGGGATGAAGTTGAGTTTGAACACAAGTGGGATGATCAACCAGAACCCACCCTATACAGTCAATCAGTTGATGACTTCTTGTTTGACTATGCAGATGAACCAACTGAAGAATTATTACTGTCAAAGCCAGATGCTATACCATATTATCCACTTGGTAAGAAAGTGAAGGATATTACTTTTACTACTACTTCTGGTAAGAACATGAAATTTGATCTACTTACTGGAGAGGGTGAGTCTTACATTGCTAATTTACCAGATTCTCAGAGAACCAAGAATCAGGAACTGATAGCCCGTAATTTGCAAATGGAAGTAGATGGCAAGTGGGATAGAGTAACAAATTTCCGTATGTTCTCAACAAGAGATATGATGGAGATAAGAAGAGAGATATATGGTTCTGATCCAGATTTTAATGGTGTAACTGATATAGAACATCCAACAAACCCATCAATAAAGACCCAGATTAATTTATTAGCTATCAAGGGTTTTTTCTATCCGGGGGAGATGTAGATGAGGATTTTATATATTTACATGGAGCAAAGATCCGGATAGATTACATGACTCTAGTTTATCTCCCTATCAGACACCGTCTCAAGTTACTTGGGGCGGCTTCTGAGTATTATAAATCTTTGGAATCTAAAAATTTTAAATAACATGGCATATACAAGTGGTAGTCCAACTGGTGGGCAACTTGAAATTGGTATAGCCCTAGTACTCAAAGATAGGTTTTCAAACCAAGCTAGAGAAGCTTCATCAAGTATACGTAAGCTTCATCAAGATGCTAAAATGGCAGTAACTGCTAATCTACAAGCAGCTCAAGGTATGGCTGATTCTGTTGGATCAAGAGCTAGGGTGGTAGCTTCAGGTATAACAGAAGCTATTATGCAGGGGGCTACTTTTGTAGATACCATGACAACTGTAAAAGCAATTACCCAAGCTACTGATGCTCAAATGGCAGACTTAGCTAGTACTGCCCAGAGTTTAGGTATGAAAACTATGTTTGATTCTAGGGAAATTGCTTCTGGTATGCAGTATTTGGCTATGGCTGGTAATACTGCAGAAGAAATTAAACAGATGATAGAGGGTGCTGCTTATGTGGCTGGTGCTACTAACATGGCTCTCGGTGGGAAAGGAGGTACTGCAGACTTAATTACCAATGTAATGTCCACCTTCCAGGTAGAAGCTTCTGGGGCAGCTCAAGTTGGTGACCAGTTAGCAAAAGCAGCCCTATCATCAAACATGTCAATGATAGACTTGGCAGAAGCTATAAAGTATGCTGGGGCTGACATGGTAAACCTGAAAAGAACATTGCCAGAAGTTGCAGCATTAGCTGGAGTACTTGGTAATGCTGGTATACAAGGTTCTATGGCTGGTACTGCTATGTCTAATATGGCTAGGTACCTAAACAAATCATTAGTTCAACCATCTTATAAAGGTGGTAAAGCTTTAAAAACTCTTGGCTTATCAATAAAAGATTTTACTGATTCAAATGGTGATCTGGTAGATTTATCAACAGCTATCAGTAAGATAGTAACTGGTATGCAGGGTCTTACCTCCATGGAAGTCAGCCAAGTATTTAATGATATATTTGGTGTACGTGGTAATAGAGCAGCTGCAGCATTAGCCAGAAGTTTACCAGAATACAATGAATTACTGGATAAAATTCTGTACCAGTCAGCTGGTTATTCCAAATCAATCGTGGAACAGAGAATGGCAACCATAGCTGGTGGTATAGATAAAATGAAATCAGCTCTTGAAAACTTACACACTACTTTCACTACTGCTATTGAACCAGTAATAGTTCCAATATTTAACCAGATAGCTAAAGTATTTGATTTTGTACGTAAGGTATTTGCTGTACCAGTATTGGGAACAATATTATCATCAGTGGTAACCATTGGTACTATGGCTACTATAGCAACTGCTGGTATTATAAAATTGGGTACTTTCTGGTTAAAATTAACTGGTGACTCCCAGGTATCAGCTAGAAATATGTTTACTTTACTCACAGCTGGTTGGAGAAGAGCAAAGATTGAAGCCCAAACTTATATGGCTATGGAGAAAGCTATCATAGCACAAAGAAAGATGGGTATGGGTGCTTCTATACCAAATATTGCTGAAGCTACAGTTGGTGGTGGGTATTTGTATAATGGCAAATATGTTGCCAAGCAAAGATCAGATGGTAGATGGATAGCTAATACTGGTAAGGGTGCTACTGGTTGGACCCTAGTAAGAGGTAAAGATGTAGTAGCTCAAACTGCAGGTAGTATGACATCTACAATAATGTCAACAGCTGGTAAAAGAGCAGCTGCCGGAGCAGCAGCGGGGGCAGCTAGGGTAGCCATAGGCAGAGGATTACTTGGCTTTGGTGCTAGATTAGTTGGGTTACTGGGCGGACCTATAGGTATAGGTATAACTGCACTAAGCATCATTGGTCCCATGATATATGATGCAGTAAAGGGTAACAAGGATTCTACTGATGCTAATACTGAAGCAACTAACAATCTTAATACTCAATACAAAAATTTTGTAGAGGCTGATAATAGGAATAAGTATCCAGGGGAAGACAAGATACTTATTCAAATGTACAATGCTATGCAGTACTGGGCTGAACAGATTAAGAATATAAAACCCACTGCAGTAATTAACCTCAATGTTGATGGCAAACAAAAAATGCAGGAAACTGTAGAGGATATGCAAGGAGAAACTAACTTTACATTTGGATTAAAATAATGGCAACTATCATAGGTAAAACGGTTGGTGCAGTAGCCAGTGTAGTATCCGGATTGGAACAGGGGAGAATATTCACTTCTCCCCTTAATAAAATCTGGAGAGCCAAGATACTTATAAATAGAGCTAGTTCACCAATGCCCAAAGCCCAATCTAAACAGATGGGCAAAGTAAATGATCTACTTAATCAACACTACGCTAGGGAAGACTCATATTCTACTGCCCAGAGAAATTCACCCTGGGTATTAGGCAGAAAACAGGTATTATCTGGTACAGATAAAGACTCAGTAGTAACTAGTAATGATCTTACTAGTTCTAACAGAGAAATGTTTGCTAATAGAGTAAATGCTCTACGTACCATAGATAATCAGATATGGATTATAAACAAGTATACTAATCCACCAACTATACTAACCATACAAAATAGACCAAATGAGTTACAGATAACTCCACAGTCATATTGGGTAGCAGTAAAATCCATGGGTAGAAATAACCCCTTTATGATGTATACCGGTGGAGAAGATACCATATCATTCGATATATCATGGTATGCAAGTGACCCATATAATAGGAAAGAGGTAATCACTAAATGTAATCTGTTAAAATCATGGACTAAGGCTGATGGGTATTTAAGTTCTCCACCAGTACTAAACATATTATGGGGTACTTCTGGTTTATTTGACAATGATGAATTTATCCTTGAATCAGCTCCTTTCATATTAACCCATTTTCAGAATGGTGCAATATTTGAAAGACCCAAGAATTTTGATGATGGTATTAGAGATCCTTGGTGGTATTCCAAATCAGCAGAAAATTTACATCTGTATCCTAACTGTGCTACTCAAACCCTTACATTTAAAAGGGTATCAGCAACAAATCAAAGAAGGGTAGAAATAGTTTCTTTGGAGGATTTGGCAGTTACTAGAGGAATTGAATCTCCACAACCATTAGAAACCCTTAGTATTTAAAAATAATTCACTATGAACCCATATTACGGTGCTTATATAATTGACCTTGGTGATGGTGATAAGATTTTGGAAAAACCAAGGTCTATAAATGTAACCCCTTTACGAACTACTCACACAGTTTTGGAGGGTGAAACCTTACAAAACATAGCTTTCAGATACTATGGAGATTCTGGATACTGGACTAAGATAGCTGAAGCAAACAACATCTTTTTTCAATATACAGAACTTAAAGATGGAATGGAATTGATAATACCACAGTAATATGTCTGATACTGTTAAGATACCCAAGTCAGATAGTAATCCCACTCTACATAAAGGAACTGGTACCCCATACTTAGCCATCTTTGATGGTGGTAAGAGTGCTATTATTGATCCCTTGAATAACTTGCCCATAGGTGTATTTGTAACATCATTCCAATATGACTATGAGGAGGGTAAAGAGGACAGTGGGAGAATCATTATAGAAACTAATAACACTAACTTAATCTCATTAAAGTCATTACAGTATATGATGCCCCTATTTTTACAATGGGGCTGGATATACCCTGACTCCACTTCTAAATCAAGTCCACTCAAGAAAGTATTGATAGTTGGACATGATGTTAACTTTACTCCCTCTGGGGTAAGGATACAAATAGACTTTGCTGACTGCTCAGTATTGCTTAAAAATATGCCACCAGACTTTACAAAACAGGCTAAGGGTTTAGAGCAATACCTTATATCATGCTTAAGAGGTATACCGACCGGTATTACTTTTATAGATTATGATATAACTAAGGAGGTGAGAGATAGAGTAGTTGCTAAAAGGGTTACACCATCTGGGGATGTAGTTGGGAATAACATAAATCCCGATGAATACCAAGAGTATCTGGTGATGTACAAGGATTTTGGTACTGGGCCTGGACAAGCAATATACCCATTCTACCAAGGTCAATTTGTTCCACAAGTATATTATGTATCTCAAACTCCATATATGTCTGACCCAGATCAGGTGGGGGTAAAATTTTTGGAAGCAACCCCAGAGAATGAGAAACTTACCCAGGAATTACCAAATGACTACAAGTTAGTAGATGTAGTACAACATAAAGCCACTAATGTATTACTTGTGGGAACTGCAAAGAACAGATTCCAACAAATTAATCAATTAGCTAACAGATTAAAGAAGGGTCCATATTATATAAATGGTAGTGGTGGAAAACTCAGGGTAGAAAACCAGAAACTTAACAAACCAGTATCAAAGGTATATACTTTTGCTGGGGGTAATGGTGAACTACTTGAGTTTACTGTAAAATCTAAGTTCACTAAATCTTCAGTAGAGATAGGTAAAGCTTCAGATATTGATCCTAATGATAAAAAAGTAAAAACCACTACTACCCAGATAGGTATAGACCAGAATATGGAACAACCAGACATGTATATGCACTGGTGGAGTTCATGGGGTAATCCAGCTAACCCAACTACTGGTTTTGATATGAGATATCCATATTCTAGAAACCCAGAAGATAGGTATTCTAATTACCCAGTATTCAAGGATAATGGAGTTATGACTCCACTTATAGTGGAACAAGCTCAGAAAGCAGCTATACAGGAAATTAGAAACCAAGTACGGGAAGAAGAAGTACGCATAGCTGAACGTGAATCTATTACTTATGATAGTAAAGAGGATGCTATGATAGCTACCCAAGCTAACCTTCAACTCAGTAAAGAGGAGTATAAGAAGTTCATTGAGTCATTAAAAGAAGGTTATAATAAAAAGCTGGGAGCTAGTAGTGGAGAAGAAATTGCAGAATCAGTGCAATATCAGAGCAATATATCTAACTTCACGGTAACTAGAAAAGTAATAATTAAGAAACAAGTAAACCCTGCTACCTATGATCCTCTAAGAACTACAAATAAAGTAGCTGGTTCTCAGGGTGAAACCTATACTATATATGGTCCTGGGTCTCCAACTGAGCAATGGAAAAGAGGGTATGACTACCTGAGTCATAAACAGGGAGTAACCATTCTTGACAAGGGGTCTAATGATAAGGGTGAATTCAACACCATCACCATTGGGGAAGAAATAGAGTTAGAGATCCCAGTAAATGGAGCTAGAGAGCTAGCTAATGATTATACGGAATATTCCGACTTGTTTATGGGCAATGACATAATGGAAACTGTGCGTAACCAACTTACTGCAAAAGCAATATTTGTTGGTGACCCATTTCTTGAAAAATCAATGAATCTGGAGATCCAAAATGTATCAGATAAATACTCTGGAGTATGGTATATCAAATCAGTTTCACATAGATTTGATACCGGTAGTGGGTATCTATGCGACGTAAACTTCATAAAGAAAAATGTGGTAGTATCAAAGAATATTATAAAAGCTAGTACTGCATTACTTGATGCTATGGCCCGAGTAAATAAGGTAGCAAATGATGTTTACGAAAGCACTGGTCAGGATAGGATTTCTATACTGTATGACAAGTTGGAAGAATTTGCCAATGAACACCCAGGGTATTCAGTATTGGGTGTATACAATGAAAACAAAGATCAGATAGATGTATATAAATCCGAGACTGACTTTAATATTATGACCAAAGAAAGTGGTGGTAAGATAGATACCAATAATATTAGTGAAAAGGGAGTCTTAATAGGATCAATTAAATCTTCTAATGATCAGTAATTATGGCCACAATAGGAGAAATAATTCAGAAATATGGAGTAGAATACATTGGTAGATTCTATTCCGTATACAGGGGGGTTGTAACAAACAATAGTGACCCAGATTTTACTGGGCAATTACATATTACTTTACCATCAGTACTAAATGGTGCCGAAGTTATAGCTAAACCACGTAATCAACTTGGTGGTATGAAGTATGGTAATAAACCCTTTACACCACGAGTTGGTGAGGTAGTTTGGGTTGAGTTCGAAATGGGAAATCCACTTAGACCAGTATGGTCTCCATTTGGTTGGGCTCCAGGTGAAGTTCCAGATGAATTCAAGGATAATAATACCATAGGTATCATTACTCCCAGTGGTAACAAAGTATATCTTAAAGATGAAGATGGGTTACTAAAAGTCATTACTAAAGAGAGAGTGGAGATCGAAGTGGATGGTGGATGTACTGTTCATATAGATAAAGATAAGGTTGAAGTAAATGGTGGTACCAATAAGGAAGTAATGAACATAGAATATTTTAAGACTTTCGTTGATGCAGTCATGCAAGATTTCTCAGTATTGATGTCTGGTCAGAATGTATCAAAATGGATGGCTACTGATTTACCAAAATTACCAGATAAAAAGTTTACACACTAATGGCTAACATAGGTATAACACCAGATCAAGTACTTCAAGCTAAAAATGCTGAATACTTAGCTACCTTAGAACCTCAAGAGGGGGATACTGAGGAAGAGAAAGAAGAGAAAGCAAAACGTAAGGAAGAGTTTCTAAACAAGTTAAAAGATGCAGCTAAAGAAGCTATTCAGGCTATCATAGATAAAATAAATGCCATAATAGATTCTATAGTTGAAACCTGTGAGAAGATAATAGCTTCTGCACAAAGTTGGGCAGCACAAATAGTAGCCATAGCTACTCCAGACCCGACTGCTCCAAAAGCTGGAGCTGCTTCTGCAGTAAGTTTAAAAAATAGTGTAGCTATGGCTAAATCTAATTTGGCAATAGCAAATGCTCAAATGGCAGAAGTAAATCAATTAGTAGCTATGACTGGATTACCAACTCCAGAAGTGGTAAATACAACTGCTCAATTGATTTCTACTGCTAGTTCTGTATTGAATGCTATACCGGTATAAAAATAAAAGCTATGAACCTTAACCAACTCAACTCCATAGGTATTGGAGCTTTATTTCCTATAAAGCTTGAACAGGTATTAGATGAAAATGGGAAACCAGAAATGGTTACAAAACCAGATGGTAGTCAGGTAGCTAAAGTAAGATGGGGATTAACTTATGGGTCACCAGAATTAATAAAACAAAATTTGATGGCCATATTAAGTTATCAAATAGGTCAAAGAATACGACAAGAATATTTTGGGTGTAGGATATGGGAATGTATAGAAGAACCAAATACTCAAGTGCTAGAATATCTTATAAGAGATTTTATAGCAAGTAGTATAGAGTCATGGGAACCCAGAATAAAGAAACTAGCCGTATCTTCATCTAGGGATTCCCAAAAGGTATATATTACTATAAGATTTATGATTAATAATACCCAAAGGGTAGAAGAACTTAATTTTGAGTATAACACCTTAAATAGTACAATAAATGCCTACTAGTAATCCATGGTTAAACCCATTTCAAAGATCTTTTGAAGATATCAAAAGTCAATTAATCTCTAAGCTAAAAGCTAGAGTTCCAGAAATGACAGACTTCAGTGAAGGTAATATATTTATATTGATTATATCTATATTTGCTGCTATAGCTGAGGTACTCCATTTTTATATAGATAATATGGCAAGAGAAGCTTTTCTACCCACTGCCAGGAGATATTCATCCTTGTATAAACATGCTAAGTTGGTAGATTACCATATAAAAGCTGCTGTACCCCCCTCTGTTGATTTAACATTATATAGAAACACTGGTAGTAAGATAGAACAAGATATAGTTATACCAGTAAACACCACTTTTAAATCAAATGATGGTAAAGAGTGGCTTACTTCAAAAACTATAACCTGGGATTCTACTCAAAACCCCTATTCAGTAAAGGTACCAGTAGTACAAAAAACTAAGGTGAGCGATGTATCATTAGGTACAATAACTTCTACCAATGTTATTATATATCTTGGTGATCTGCCAACCGATCAGAAGTATGTAGAAGGTTCAATGACTCTTATGATTGGCGGTATACCTTGGAGATTAGTAGATACATTTGCTTATGCCAATTCAGTAGATAAGGTATTTAAAGTAGAACTGGATACTGCTAACAAACCATACATAGTATTTGGTGATGGTCAATTTGGGATGAGACCTACTATAGGTAAAGAGGTAGTTGGCTCATATTACATAACCTATGGTGAAGAAGCTAACTTACCAGAAAACTCATTTGGTATCTCAGTTCCACAATCTTTAACCTCAATATATTCAGATATATCGGTTTCTAATTTATATCCATGTAGTGGTGGATCAAATTATGAAACTTTTGATATGTTGAAGGGTCATATTCTATTATCAGTTAAGACTCTTGGGGTAGCTATTACTAAGGATGATTTTGAAGCTATAGCTAAATTAGTGCCCGGAGTAGATAAAGCTTATGTGGATTATATATGTGGTAAGTTTGTAAACATATATATAACCCCAGATGGTGGTGGAGAAGCTTCTATGGCTCTAATTGATCAGGCATATGATGCTATATCTAAATCAAAAGTAATTACCACCAATATAAGTGTAGACTCTACTCATACTGCTTCTATATACTTAAAAGCTAATATAACTGGTAATAAGTCATTCAGTAAAAATGATATAAGTGATCAGGTAATAAAAGCTTTAGTTGAAAACTACAGTTACAACACTTCCGACATTAACAAGGTGGTAAGGTTATCAGACTTATATGCTCTTATAGATAATCAGAGTATGGTTGACTATCTTACCATTACCTCTCTATATATACTTGGTTATCCAGTACCACAGGGTTCTCCTACTAGTGCTCCAGAATTAGCTCCGGATTTAAACATTACTTACTTCAACCAAACCAAGTTTGTAACTGGTGATTCAGAAGCTCCAGTGAATAAAAGAACTTTAAAGGTAACTATAACCGAAGAAGGTTATAATATATCTGGAGTAGATGATGTGGATATAAATGTAGATGGTAACTATGGTCAAATGTTATCCATTTCAAACAATAACATAGCATTTGACATTACCATTGGTGAAACTACTACTGGGTTAAAATATAATACAGGTGATTCCTATCTTATCACTTTGCAACCAATGAATATAGACCTGGTACCATCAGATTTTAATATTCCAATATTTAAGAGTGGTAACATTGAACTGACCATAAATGAAGTCGTTTAGTAATTTCAGGGATTATATTTTTAAAAACCTATTCCCTATATACTACAAAGAACAGGATACCTATAAGGATTCTGATGGTAAGGGAATCCTGGAAAGATTCATAGATGTGTGTTCAGATTATCTGGATATAGAGATTCAACCAGATATCGATAACTTTATGGATTTGATAGATCCAGAAAAAACACCAGAGTTATTTCTAAACTATCTGTGGGAGTACTTTGGATTTATCCCTTATGCCTATGGAGTACTAACAAAGGGGGAACCTTATACTAAGGATAATGTATACCGTTGGTTAAACAGTCCAGAGGGTTTTCCCAAAGCTGATGCCCATAAGATTTTAAAATATGCCATATCATTATATAAGATACGGTGTACAGAAAAATTTTATACCATTTTGGGTAGATTTTATGGGGTAAATATAAAACTAGAAGAGAGGTTGCCTATAGATTCCCTGGTATCTAAATATTCTTCTCTAGAAGAATTTGAAGAGGGGGATTATGAAGGAGATGCTAATCTAGTTATAGCTCTATATAATGGAACTGGATCAGTATATGGGGAAAGAAAAGCTGGTTGGCCTTTTGGAGACTGTTGGTCATGCGTACTGATGAAAGCTACTATAAGTATACCTAAAGGTATGTATGAATTAATAGAACAACAGGGTAGACTTGATGAAGTAAAGAATGCTTTTATCGAAATACTCAACAGGTATCTACCAATACATGTATCATTCTTTAGTAAGAATGATCCAAACGTTATTTTGGAAAACTATGTTCCTACTCTATTAATAGATGCTCCAGTATCTGTACCAACTATAACAACTGAAGCTGATATTGATTTACCAGCTACAAGTACACTTTAAAATAACCTAATATGAGGACCCTATTAATATTACCAAACCTAGTGCAGGATAACCCTGCACTTGACAAAGCAGTAAATCAAATAACTAAGTCATCAGTTGAGTTAGCAGAAGCAGCTGCTAACTATGGAGCTCTAAAGATAATCTTTGGTATATTCATGGTATTCATAATTATTATGGTACTAATATTTGTATACCAGATTATATCTCTAGCTAAGAAAGTGGATGTAATCCATGAAGCTGCAGTCAAAACCCAAGATTTTTTTGAGGGTGCTGCTGATAGGACAGTTGGAAAAACTCAAGCTCAAGTAATAATTCGTAGAGGTATGAACAGTTTATCAAATACTGTTAAGTACCGGATATTACGAATCAAGTTAGAAAACCATATAGATGATCATGAAGCTACCAAGGTAAAAATTACCAGATTGGTTAATAATGATTACATAGAATTTAACTCATACCTAAGTAACTTTATCTATGAAGATAGGCAACTATCCGAAGTTATGGATGAACAAGATATAGGTATGATGATTGATTTTATTATGGAACAGATATATATTCCCAAAGAGGAATTCACTGTAGCTAACTTAGATCAATCTACGGATATACTTATAAATGGGATGAAATTAAATTACCTTAGAAACTTATGAGAGACTTAGTAATCATACTGGACCCTGCTCATGGGTCAGATGTACCAGGTAAAAGTTCTCCAGATGGAAAACATAAAGAATATATCTGGAGTAGAATGATCTGCAATAAATTGAAAACCCAACTATCATCACTTGGTTTTAGAGTTGAGATTACCAATAAAACTGATAAAGAGATAGGGTTATCAAACAGAAAAAACTTTGCTTCCAACCTAAAACTGGATAACCCCCGTCAAGTAAAATTTTTGGTAAGCCTTCATAATAATGGAGCTGGGGATGGTACAAAATGGGCAAATGCCAGAGGATTTGAGATTTATACCACTCCAGGCCAAACCAGATCCGATTTGTTTGCAGATATAATCTTCAATAACCTAAAAAAGGATTTTCCCACCTATAAAGCTAGAGTAGATTTATCAGATGGGGATAATGATAAAGAATCAAAATTCACAGTTTTGATGGGATCTGGTTATTCTGCAGTATTACTGGAATGGTTATTCCAGGATAACCAAGAAGATGTTGCTTTACTTACCAGTGATATGGTAAATGATAACCTGGTAAACTCTCTAGTTGGTTCATTTATGTACATAGATGACAACTTAGATAAATTGAAATAACAGCCATAGTTGAGTTGGTGTTTGGGGTTAGTTGGTTATGATTCTATCTTGCCAGCTAACCCTTTTTAGCGTTTGAATTCGAACTTGGCTTGGTCAAGTACTTCCTTTATATGTTTTCTCATATTAGTTAACATTGTTTGGGATCTCTTATCTCTTGGTAATTCAAAGAAGTCTATGAGATGGAGTATAGATAGTTTACCATGTGATTGAGTAATACGTTCTTTAAAAAATGGTGGTGGATCAAGTTCGGTTCTAAATAAAAGATACTCATCTGGACTGAGCTTATCCATTAAGTACCCATTAAATCTATTCGACAATTCTTCTTTAGAATTAGACTCTTCACTATCATCCAACCATTCTTTATTATTATCATATAATACCTCAAAAGAGGTTAATTCCTGGTTAAATTCAGCTTGTGGGGTATAAGCATTACGTAGTAATTTATTTTTGAAGATTTGTAATGAAGTTAGGATTGTAGCTTTTAATCTCTCTTCATCATATTCATCCTGATATTTATTATATACATATAAAAATTTATCCCAAAAATAACTCTGGATTATATCATTACTTACATTAAATCTACGAGCATCTATGTTTCTGGATAAGTTTCTAACTAATGGTTTACATAGTTTGTATAACCTTTCAAATTGATCCCTGTTATAATGGGAAAATGGTTTGATTCTATGGATTTCTGATCCTTGTGTACCCCTGTTTACCATGGTTATTAAGTTTTAGTTTCAATGCAAATATAATATAAATTTTTAATACTATTTGAAATTGAGTAAACTTTTTAACACCCTGGGTGATAATTATTTACTTCGAAGAACTATATGTAAATGGTAGTAACTACTAAAAGTGATATGCATGTCTAGGAAAACAAACAAATTTTCAATTCCAGATAAATTTACATTTTCAATTGATTTTCAATTGGAAGTAATACGTTATTTTATACAGAGTAAGGAGTCATTACTTACTATTGATAAGATTAAACCGGGGTATTTTGCTCTTATAGAACATGCAATTGTTATGGAGAGTTTACGTAAATTTGTACGTAAATACCACAAAATACCAAGTCAAGCATTATTGGTGGAAACTTGTACTAGCCTATTAAATGGTAGAGAATATGTTGATTTAGTTACTAAAGATGATATCCCAAATATTCACAAACTTATAAAATCATTATATTCTCAACCACTCAAAGATGAGGATATTATTCAAGACAATATTCTTAAATTTGCTGCCTATATTGAGATGAAGAATCTAAATGAAACCATGGATTTTTCAAATTTTAACCTATATGAGGATTATCAGAACAAGGTAGCTAATATCATAAGAAATTCCACACCTCAAAAGGATGAAGAACCATTATATATGGTTGGGGGAACCACTAGGAGACAGTTAATGCGTAAAGTAAACCCTAATATTATACCCACTCCATATTGGCAACTAAATAAGTTATCAAATGGGAATGGCTATCCACAAAACAGTATATTTGTGATATTGGATAGACCCAAAGCAAAGAAGACTTTTGCTATGATTAATATAGCAAGAGGTTACTTAGCTATGAAGAAAAACGTTCTATATATAGATACTGAAAATGGTAAGAATAATATTATGGAACGTATGGTACAATCAACCCTCAATAAAACCAAGAAAGAAATATTATCTGGTGAATTTGATAAGTTGGAACAACGCCACATGAGAAAGTATAAAAAATTGGGGGTTGAATTTATCGTTGAAAGAATACCAGCAAAAATAGGAGATGCTAATACCATTAAACATATCATAAAGAAACTTGAAACTGAGAAAGGGATTAAGATAAATGTATTAGTTATTGACTATGCTGCAAAACTTGCTTCAATAGGTAAACATAAGGAAGATACTGAACGAATAGATAATGTTTATATAGATCTTGATAATTTGGGTGCTGAATTAGAATTAGATGCTATATGGACAGCTCAACATATTACACGTGAGGGAGCAAAACATAAAACTACAAGATATGAGGATAATGATATAGCTTCTTCAATATCAATTGTACGTAATGCACAATGTATTTTAGGTTTGAATTCTACTGATGATGAGGAAGAACATGGTATTCAGAGATTGGAAATAGTGGTTCAACGAGATGGGTTACCACATGGTAGATGTCTATTTAATGTAGATGGGGATAGACAGAGATGGAAGGAATTCACAAAAGAAGCCAGAAATACATATGATGAGACTCAAGGAAAGAAAGTAGACCAGATGATAAAGAAAGAGGGTAAAACTAAACCAAAAAATCCAATAGCTGACCAATCTAAGGTTGGTCATAATTCTGGAGATATTTAGATATGGCAAGTAAACTAACTAGGGAATTCAAAGGAAAACTGCACCAATACTTCATAAAGAAGATTGGTGCTTTTGATTATAGACATGGATGGATGAAGTCCAAATGTCCCTACTGTGGTAAAGATGGGAAATTTGGAATAAATCTATCCATGAATCGTTGTAATTGCTTCAGATGTGGTGAACACCCTAATCCTATCCAATTAGTAATGTATCTGGAAAATTTAGATACATTTAAGGATGTAGTCAATATCCTAAATAATGGTAATTATGGGGATTATACTTTCAAAGAGGAACAAATAGAATTAAGGGAAAGGAAATCCCTAATATTGCCAGATGGATTCAAATCTATTTTATTTGGTAATTCAACTTTAGCAAAAGCAGCCAGAGCTTATGTAAAGAAAAGGGGTTTTGATATAAACAAGGTATCTCTATCTGGTTGGGGGTATGGAACTAAGGGAAAGTATTTTGGTTACCTTATAATCCCATTTCATCAATCTGGGGAATTAGTATATTTTAATGCTCGTTTATTTATGGGTAATGGTCCAAAATATAACAATCCAGACTCTTCAAATACTGGTTTGGGTAAATCCTTTATATTATATAATCATGATGCTCTAGATATATATAAAACCATCTTTATTTGTGAGGGTGCAATTAATGCTGAAACTATTGGGGAAAATGGGATAGCATCTGGTGGCAAAGCTATATCCAGGTATCAGATAAATGAGATTATAAAAAGTAAATGTGAGAGAGTCATAATTTTGTTTGATCCAGATGCTAAAGATAGAGCTATTAATTTAGCCTTAAAATTGGTAAACTTTAAAAAGGTTAAAGTAGTATTCTTACCAGAAGGTAAAGATGTAAATGATCTCGGGAGAAAGAAAACTCTTCATTATGTGTTCAAAACACATTATCAGAACTATCAAGAACTATTAGATTTAAAATTAAACCTATCATTATATGGCAACAAAAAAGGTTAAACGGGAACCATCTATCCATATAACCAAAACTCAATTTTTGGAACTATGGAAAAAGGTTGATTATCCAATCTCAGAGGAATTTGTTATCAAGTTCTTCATGATGGCTAGGAAATATTCATTAGACCATCGTTCAGTATTACCAAATACTAAAAAACAAATACAGAATGTAAGTAGTAGAACAACTTCTACTGTTGGTGATGCAAATTTATTAGCCGATACCATTTACTCCATACGTATAAAATTAAAACATGTAGGGGTAACAAAAATAAAACAGACCGACAGTCAATGGGCTTGGGTAAAACAATTAGTATCAGTTGTAAATGATTTTTGCAATAATTTTAACCTAAAGAAAAGACAGGGTTATATTGCATTTGTTGAAACTGCCATTGATTTACTAACAAGCAGTACTAAAAGGGCAAACTATAATTTTATAGCAAAGTGGATGTTGGACAAAAGTAATTGGATCATTGATAGATATCAAGCTAAAGTAGATTTAACTAATGACCCATATCCCCAAGAAACCCAATATATTCATAACAGGTACTGCAATATAGTATTGGATAAAACTGGGATCCTTAATAATTATATAAAGGATCCATCATTGTATATACACTTCTTAAGAGCTAGGGAGGAAGCAGATAGTAGAAAAGTTGACTATGATACCTATATAGATGCTCAGTTTGAAGCTCTTAGTTTCTGCAATGGTATCCCAAAAATTGAGGATTTATATGGTGAAAAAGCTACACAACGATTGATATCTTATGTATCAAAATATAACATTCAGCTTAATCAAGAGAATGTTAATGAAGATATTTGGAAACAATTTAAACACTAACCACCATGAACAAAAAATTAGGTAAAGCAGATTTTGTAAGTTTAGTAGAAGATTATCTGGATGATAATAATTTAATGGCTAGTTTTATTGATTACGCCATATACAAACGGGGACTTGGTATGGAACAATTACCATTTGATGATGATTATTTACAACAAAACGTAAGAATAGATGATAACTATAACTGTTAAAAATGGTAACCTTTGTGAAATAAGTGGACCATTGGCTATAACTCATAAATTGTATAATGAGTTTAGGATAAAACATCCCAACGCATGGCATATTCAAATGTATCAACGTGGGAGTAATAAATGGGATGGATATATTTCCTATATATCTGAAAGGGGTAATTTTAGAATTGGCCTATTACCTACCATTTATAATAAACTTATTTCTTGGGGAGAAAAAGTTAAAATTGTTGATAATAGGCCACCATTAGAAGTAGTTCCAGAGATTCCTAATACTATGGGTAATTTAGAACTATATCCAAGACAAAAGAAAGCTCTAAGAACCCTCTTGAATAACAAAGTTGGTAATGTACCATTCTTAATTTGTGCCGGTGATTATTCAGTTGGGTTTGGTAAATCTTTATTATTCTGTGCTATACACCAGGCTTTTAAGAGAAAAATACCAACCATACTTTTACTGAATGATTCAGACCTTTTTAATCAGTTTAAGAGAGAAATACCACCATTATTACCGAATGAGGATATAGTATTTATCCAGGGTAATAAAATAGATAGATGGGGTAACTTTAACGTTGCTATGGTGCAGTCACTGTCTAAGAATATCAGAAAATATCAGTATGAATTAAGTAAGATAGGGGTAGTATTGATAGACGAGGCTGATATCATTGATAATAAGACATATAAGACTGTAATAGAACACTTATATAATACTCAAGTAAGAATAGGGTTAAGTGGTACCCTATATATGGGACAACTTAAGAAACATATTATCCACAATATGAACATCAAATGTTTCATCGGTGATATAGTGGACTCGGTAAAATTAAGTGATCAGATCAAAAAAGGTAAGGCAACTCCAGTAATAGTTAAGATGGTATACTATAAAGGAAAAGGTATACCATCAGATAGATATGATGAAGAGTATGCTAATACCATTAGTAACAATAAAGAAGCTTATAACCTATCATTTTCAAGAGTTTTGTTTAATGCCAAGTATGACAGGTTCCCCATGCTGATAGTAACTAAGTTCATTGATCATTGTGAAAATTTATACAAATTTTATACTGATCAAATAAATAAACTTAGTTTACCATATAATGTAAAATATGTTCACCATAAAACAAAGGGAAGGGAATCTATTCTAGAGGATTTTAGAAATGGGAAGATAGATATTCTAATATCTACCACAATAATTTCTAGAGGGAAAAATTTCCCTACTTTAAAATACCTTCAAAATACTGCGTCAATGGATTCAAATGAAAAATCTATCCAGATATTGGGTCGACTAGTGAGACAACATGCTTCTAAGAAGAAAGCCTATCTGGATGACTTAGTATTTCCTGGAAGATACCTTTTAAGGCATGGTAACCATAGAAAAAATTACTATAAAAAACAAAATTTAAAGGTTATACAAATAGGTAAACCAACAGGTAGATAACTCACTGACTTAGTTATTGATATGAAATACACTATGAAAAGCTAAAAAATATAGAAATCAAAAGAGGCTATTAGCTATATGATCAATAAGCTATTGGCCAAATAAAACATTTAACATTTGCTATCCTAACATGGATAGGATCTTTTTCCTACGGAAAAAGTATCGTTTTTGTAAACAAAAACTCAATATGCGCGTAAAGAATTTTTTTCTGAACACCCTAATTGATACAGAAAAACCTATTATCAACTGAACAATAAATCTTTTCATGTTATGGCAAAGAAAAACAAACTCATAAAACTGGAGGATACACCAATCCTAAAACCAGTAGACATTGATTCAATTGGTTCAAGTGATGATCCATGTTTTGGGAAAGCTTATGATCTATCAACTCAGGAATGCAGAAGTTGTGGTGATTCAGAACTTTGTTGCATAAAGTTTGCAGAGATGATGGGTAAAACCAGAAAAGAGTTAGAGGAAGAAAACCAATACAAGGATATGGAGTTATTGGTTGACAAAGTAGCTGCAAAGAAAACATTTCGGGCTTTGAGAAGAAAAGGGGAGGATAAAAAAACCATTATCCAGAAATTACAAGCAAAGTACTTAATAACCATAAAAGAAGCAAGAACATTATACAGAGAATTTACTGAAAAATGATTAGAGTAGAAAAATCAAGATTACTATCTTGGAGTATGATAACTGGTATAGTTATGATCATACTCATTTCAATGGTTACCTTTGGTAGTTGTAGTAAATCAAACTATCATTCAATCTCAATCAAGAGTAATGAATCAATCGATTCTGCGATGGTTACTATGGTTGATTTTGAATTGCCTCTTCCTCCTAAATGGGACACTCTATGGGTACAACCATTTTACATGACCAGAACTTGGTTTATCCCTGGAAAAAATGGTAAAATCAAATACCAATTCACTGTAAACGAACTTGATTCTATTAACGTAATAATCTACAGAAAATTAAGATAATGGAAAGAGCACTTGATATCAGACTGAGTAAAACATCTACTATTGTAGAAATAAGTAAAGAAACTTCATTACCCGAAGAATACCGTATCCCAATGGGTCAGATATATGATCAAGGAAGTTCATCTATGTGTGCTGTATATGCACTATCAGATTTGGTAGCAAGAGGTTATGATGTTAGTAAACCATTTGATCTAAAAGAGTTCTATAATCATAGAACTACTAAAGAGGGTATGGCTCTTGATGAACTGATGGATATTGGAGCAAATTATGGGTTTAATTCAAAAGAGGGTAACTTCAAGTTAAGAGAATTTTTTAGAGTGGGTACAGTGGATTCTATCAAGAAAGCTATTGTATCCATGTTTGGTGTTGTAGCAGGAATGCCAGTGTACTCCTATGATTCCAATTTCTGGAAAAGCAATGGAAAACTGTTAGGGTACCATGCAGTATCACTAATAGGTTATGATAAACATGGGTTGATATTAAAAAACTCATGGGGATCATCTTGGGGTAATAATGGGTATTCCACTATACCATACAGTGATGTACAGGATAGTGTAATAGAAGCTTGGGCTTTAATCTAATAACATAAAACTACATAATCATGGCAAAAAAACAAAACCCTAATCAAGTAGCTGATTGTAATGAAGTATATTTCTGTAAAGTAAGAGATGTAAAGAGTCCAAATAGAGCAAATAAGAATGATGCTGGCATTGATTTTTATATGCCAGTATTTGATGAGAAGATGGTATCAAGGATTAGAGAACTCAACCCTGATTTTAACTCATATATAATCAGTAATGGGATACTTACAATTAAGCCAGGTAGAAGAATACTAATCCCATCTGGTATTAGGGTATGGATAGTAAACAAGAGATCAGCCTTGATAGCAGATAACAAATCTGGTATATCCACTAAAAAAGGATTAACTGTAACTTGCAAAGTTGTTGATGCAGACTATACTGGAGAAGTTCATATTGGTTTACATAATTTGGATGTTAACAATCAATCAATCCAACAAAATGATAAGATTGTTCAGTTTTTGCATTTGCCAATCATCCAATCTAATTTGTTAGAAGTTCCCGAGGACAGCTACAATGATATCCTATCATCAAATTATTCTGATAGGGGGAATAATGGTTTTGGATCAACTGATAAAAAATAAAATCATGGACTCAAGAGATATCAAAGAAGAACCTATTAAGGTCATTGGGGGTAAGTATCTAGAATGTATTTACTCATTACAAAAGAAACTACTTGATCATTATATCAAGATAGAGGGTATACAAAGTTACCCAGTAGATGTTAACACTAAAAGATCACAAGTTCTATTAAAGGATTTTACTGGTAGAGTAATTGAAGAACTTGCTGAAGGATATGAAGCTTTGATTCTGGTAGATGAATTAACAACCAAGAACAAATTATGGTTTGGTCAAGAGTTAAATACCAATGATTTTGTACAAACTCTGAATCACCTACAGAATGCTGGGGAAGAGATGGCTGATGCTATGCACTTCATGACTGAGTTACTCATATATGCTAATATTCAGCCAGAAGATATAGAATCATATCTAAACAAGTGGATAGATAAAAATATGTATAATAAATTATCCACTTATAGACTGAATACCATTGCAAAAGCAATGACTGTTGGTTTAGTGTTAATACAAACGGAATATTCCTTTGATTATAAACAGAGTAATTTAGTAGATTTAGTTGGGATATATGACCTTGTAAAGGATGAAGAGGGAGTACCCAATATAGATGTAAGGTTCTTAAATTGTGGTAGGTTATATAACAGTGAGAAATATAGATCATTTAAACCAATGATGTGGGATGTAACCTACCATTTAAACATTGCCCGTAATTTTCTGAAGAATAAACCATGGAAACAGTCACAGATGATGACTAATGAACAGCAGTACCAGGAATCATTGGTAAAAGCTTTCATAAGTATGATGGGTTTGTTCTATATGATGGGTATAGATGATGAGAACCTATTTTTCTTATATTTCAAGAAAAACATGGTAAACCAATTTAGAATAAAATCCAATTACTAATGAAGTCATTTATATTCAAAAGTGGGGACCAAGCTTGGTTTGAAGTAAACAAGCTTTTCTTAAAACAAGAAGAAGGGTTATTTAGTGATGGTCAAGGTGCAGTAATTACTAACTCACTCTACACTTATGGGTTATCTATACTTATAGAAAACGCAGAGTTTGATCCAGAATTTGATTTTGGTAAGATCATGGGTTATACTCAGAGTAAATGGAGTAGTTTGTTAAATAATTATCTGGATCTTGATTCTCTGGATAAGTTAAAATTACAGATAAGAGAGTTTGAAAAGAATAAAGCTGTAAACCGTAATTATCACATTGGGTTTAATTTTGCAGACTCTCATGGTAATGGTAAGGGTTGTCTAATGTCTGGTATGTTTTCTAGAATGATTGGTATAGATAAACCACGATTAACCATTGTAATGAGAGCATCAGATGTAGTGACAAGATTGCCATGGGATCTATTATTATCAATACGTATGGGTGAGTATGTATATGGTAATAATGACTTCACCATAGAACTCTTTATAAGATCTGCTTTTGCTGATGATACCAGTATAATGTTAGTAAATGGGTATCAGAACATTGAAGAGTTAATTGGTGAAGTAGAGAATGAGGATAGAAAAAAGAAACTCAAAAAGGTATTAAGGAGAGTAAGAAAAGCTTCAGATTCTGGGGATGATCCAAAGTACCAAGCTTATATGAGGGTATATAAGATCTTTAATCCAGAGAAATATGGTAAAGAAGCTAAATCATTATTAGCTAAAGACTGTATCATTGGAAATTGGGATGGAATACCCTTGCCAGAAAAATGTCCCTCTATATTGGTAAGAAATCAGATCAAATCAGCTTATCTGAAGTTCATAAAGAAATATGACTTACAGATGTTCATGGAACCAGATAAGAAACGGAAACTTATTAAGTTTAGTGAATCAGATGGTTCTATAACTGATAAATCAGTAATGGAGGATCAAATTGAAGAGGAGGAATAAGTATGAAATTGGTAAAACAAAGTTTTGAAGTAAACTGGCATACTCCACCATCAGATATTGCCAAGTATATAGAAAGAGCTGGTAGAGTATGTTATAAATCAGAAGATAAGATAACAGATGACAGTGCCATTAATTTTTGTAGAAGGTTGATAGCATCTGGTCATGAATCAGTACTTGAACACCAGTCTTTCACAGTAAAGTTTATAACTGATAGGGGGGTTTCCCATGAATTAGTGAGACACAGGATAGCATCATTCTCACAGGAATCAACCAGATATTGTAATTACAGTAAAAATAAATTTGATAATCAGGTAACTTTCATAATCCCATGTGATCTTGATCTTTATGAAGGATCATATGATGAATATGATAATATTCCCAATGGAGATTTTGATATATATGGTACTGGTAGAGTATTATTCTTTAATTCATTGGTTAGGGCAGAGAAATATTATCTAAAGTTAATAAAGATTGGTTGGACACCCCAACAAGCTAGAGCAGTACTACCTAATGCTCTTAAGACAGAGATAGTGGTAACTGCAAACTTAAGAGAGTGGAGAACAATACTAAAACAGAGGACTTCTAATAAAGCTCATCCACAGATGAGAGATCTAATGTTACCCTTGCTTGATTATTTGAAAAAAGTATTACCACCATTTTTTGAAGATATAAATCCATAACAAGTACGATGGCAGAAGACAATGTAAATCACCCCAAACACTACACTAGTCATCCTTCAGGTGTAGAATGTATTGAAATAGTACAACATCATGATTTTTGTATAGGTAATGCCATAAAATACCTATGGAGAGCTGGTTTAAAAACAGAAGTTGGTATGGTGGATAAAGATAAACATATAGAAGACCTTGAGAAAGCTATATGGTATATCAATAGGGAAATTCAGATGTTAGTTGGTGGACAACATGAATAATGTAAGATGGTACCCAGATTCTCTAACTGCTTGGGAAGCTATTAATGAGGCTTTTATAAAGGCAGATGATGATAGTCTGGGTTTCGTATATAAAGGTAAAGCCTTATATACCTATGACTTGGTAATTGGTATTTCAAATCCTAAGTTACCCAATGATTTTGATTTTGGAAGGCATTTCAATTATACCATATCAAAATGGAAATCTTTGGTGGGAAATTACTTAGATAGAGAAGAATTAGAATCTATTGCAAAGGAAATCAGGGAAGAAGAAAATAATAACTCTAGAAGTTATAATTTAGCTTTGCAATTTGATAACAAACATGGTCATGGTAAGAACTGTTTACTATCCATGGTATTCTCAAGAAGGTATGGAGTAAAGAATCCAAATATATGTGTATTCCTTAGAGCTTCAGAGATAACCAAGAGATTGGTATGCGATCTATTATTATTTCAAAGAATTGGGGAATATGTATATGGTAATACTAAATTTACTTTAACCATACATATTAACCAAACTTTTAACGATGATACTGTACTATTGATGTATCATGCTCATAAAGATATATCAAGGATATTGTTAACTTCTACCAATAAAAGTAGAAGAGCAATACTAATAGATAGGTTGGAATATCTATTAAGTTGTGAGGTTGGGGAAGTAAAATACAAAGTACACAAGAGAGCTTTAAAAGTATTACGTCCAGAATTATTTACCTATCCAAAAACATTAGTTAGAGATTGTAGACTGTGATACAAAAGTAGTATATCATGATCTATTAATATTTACTAATATTTTTATTTGGGAATTAATTGATTAAAATCATTGAAGGATGAGAATTTACAGTGATGCTTATGAGTTAATGTCAGAAACTGGCAGAAACTTATGGGAGATGGGTTCAGAAGTAAAACCCAAAACCTATCAAAACAAAAACATTGAGGGTAATGACAATTTTGTAACCAAAGAACTTATCTGTGAACAGTATTGCTTAACAAAATTACCAGACCCAGATATTCTGTTCATCCATACTAAATCAAAGGATTGGGCAGATGCTGAATTTTTGGAAAGAGTATCTGGTAAAATGCTTAATCCTGGTGAAGCATGGAAATTGAGAGAAGATGTATGGAGTGAGTTCCTTGTAGAAAGTATCCCTGGTCATACAAAAACTTTTGATTATACATATTCAGAGAGAATGAATCAAAAGTTCTCATACAAAGATAAGTTTATTAGTATGGTGGATGTAGTAATCAATTTACTACGTGATGACCATGATACCAGAAAAGCAATCATAAACATATATTGGGGTGAAGATGCTGGATTATTGGATGGTAGAAAGAGAATCCCATGTTCCATGTATTATGATTTTCTAATTAGAAAGAATCATAATGGTGAAGAACAACTAAATATATGTTATCATCAGAGAAGTTCTGACTTTATTACCCATTTTGGTAATGATGTATATCTGGCTTGGAGGTTAATGGAATATGTGGCAGAGAAGGTTGGTGTAAAACCAGGTTATCTATATAATACCATTGATTCATTACATGTATACCAAAAAGATTGGGTAAAATTGAAAACTTCATTAAGAGATCTATAGGATAGTTGTTAGAAACTAATCAACAGATTGGTTGAAACAAGATCTATTGAATTATGCAAACTAAATAAAATTAGTTTGGTAGTTCTTTAAATTAAAAATACTAAGTACTGGATTAATTACTATATTAATCCAGGTAAGGGCCCATAGCTCAGTTGGTTAGAGCAGCGGACTCATAATCCGAAGGTCGTGGGATCATGCCCCTCTGGGCCCACTAAAATGATATTTTGTACCAAAATCTGGCAATAAGATTGTTATGAAAAGTAATTTTACTGGTAGATATACTAAAAGATTCAGAAACCTTGAATCATGGACTACACATGAAGGTTACAACAAATATAGTAAAAGGAAAAGTTGTTCTGCTAAGAAGATACTTCATAGATGGTATAAAAATCTTCATCGTAAAGCTGAGAATATTATTGCTCCAGTTACTATAGATGATATATAAATATAAGCTCGGATGGTGGAATAGGTAGACACGAGGGACTTAAAATCCCTTGACTATTACAGGTTGTACGGGTTCGATTCCCGTTCCGAGTACTATTGGTTCCGTAGCTCAGTTGGATAGAGCAACAGCCTTCTAAGCTGTGGGTCTTGGGTTCGAATCCCAACGGGATCACTAAGCTTAATCCTGGATAGGCTATCGAAAAGAGGACCAGGTGAGGGAATATCCCCGATACAACATTAGGAGTTATTGGAAACTCTAGTACCATGTTGATCCACAGTTTGTTACTACTGCAGTAAGTAACTCCCTGGTATGAATTAGGTACAAGTATGGTAGTAAAAGGTGGAAAAGATACTACCAGAATTAGTTTATGGAGTACTACATAGACTATACGAAAATATAGGGGGATATTACCCTATATTATTTTTCTAATTGGGAAGTAGCACAGTCAGGTTAGTGTACTTGCTTTGGGAGCAAGGGGTCGCGGGTTCGAATCCCGTCTTCCCAACCATAAGAAATCTTAATTTAAAGTTAAAGTACTTAAAACTAAAACAACTATCATGAGGGTACTTAAAAGAGGTAAACAGAAAGTATATAGAGTACAGTGCTTAACTTGCCATTCTCTATTAGAAATAAAACCAACAGATTTAGATATATTTGGATTTGTGAACTGTCCAATATGTAAACGTCCAATATCTCCTCTTAATCATCAACTGGTAGATCCAGAAGAAACAAAAATAACAACAGAATGTTTACAAGATATAAAATCATAAGAAGTTTTAAAGAACTAAAACAATTGGTGGAAGCATGTCTCAAAACGGGATATGCTTCTGTTGACTTTGAAACTAATGGTAAAGGTATATATACTGATGAATTTAAACCTACGATCCTATCTGTAACTTTCCAGGTAGGATCTGGTTGTTCTATCCCCTTACAGCATTTTGATGAGTCATTGGAATGGATGCAAGATGGAGTATGGTTGGATTGGTTATTATATTTTGGTAGAAATGTAATAGAAAATCCAAAAGTAGTAAAGATAGCATGGAACTGGAAGTTTGATAACCAGATATTCCAAAAATACCATATATATTCAAGAGGTACAGTAATAGATGGTATGCTTGCAAAATATCTTCTAAATGAGGAAAGACCAAATGGTCTTAAAGATATGGTTAGAAGATATTTACCTGAGTTTGCTGATTATGAAAAGTATGATAAGTTTGAAACCATATCATGGGATAAGAAACCATTAGAACCATTATGTAAGTATGGTTGTATGGATACAGATTTTACTTTTAGATTAGCAATGTTTCTTGAGAAAAAACTGATTGATAAAGGTTTTTATAATCTATATAGAAACCTGATAATGCCAGCTAGTAAGGTTTTACAAGAAGCAGAATCAAATGGGTTACCGTTTGATTTAGAACTTAACTCAGAACTAACTGAAAAATATGCTGCATTAATAAAGGAAGTAACTTCAAATCTTCGTAACTTAAAAGTTATACGAAGATATGAGAAAAAGTTATTGAGTGATAGGGTATCAAACTATATTGACAAATTAAACGAAGAAATATCCCAATTATCTGATGATCCATCAAAAGCTAGGAGCATAAAAACCAGAGAAGCAAAGATATCCAGGGTATTGGCTGGGGAATATGTTACTAATGATGAAAAGAAGTTAGTTGAACCAGTTAACTTCAATTCACAAAAGCAAATGGTGGATTTATTATATAATTCAGAAAAGGGTTTCAAATTCCCTATTTTGGAATATACCAGAGATGCAAAAACTAAAAAACCCACTAATAACCCAAGTACTTCTTCTGAAACTCTAGAAAAGTTAATACCAGATGATAAAACTGGTTTTATTAAAAACCTTTTAGATTTAAGGGGTTTGGATAAAATGAATTCTACCTATATACTTGGGTTAAGGGAACTGGTACAAAGTGATAACAGGGTACATCCCACTTTCTTAATCCATGGATGCGTATCTGGTAATACCAAACTTATAGGTAAAGAAAAGGATATAAGGATACAAGATATATGTCCTAAAGAAATGGGGATAATGGATGTATGGGATAGAGATATTTGGGTATTATCCCATGAAGGTACCTGGGAACAAGTAACACATACTATAAACAAAGGGAAACAACCATTATATAAAATTACTACCCAAGATGGGTATACCCTAAAATGTACAAAAGAACATAAGTTACTAACCCCTGGTGGTTGGAAAAAAGTATCATATATATTCAAGCATAATTTAAATGTGGTAATGTATGATACTTCAAAATTAGATATAACTAAACCAGTAGTTGGTAAAAAGTATGATGAAGTTATATTTAGGGATATTCCAGGATGGGATGGGTATATAGCTTCATCAGAGGGTAAAATATATTCAGTAAAAGTTTTGGGTGGTAGGGGAGTGTTAGATTATAATCACCCACATGAGTTGGTACCAAGAGAATGTAACCCAGGTAGATTAAGGGTATATTTAAGAAATAATTCTAAAAAGAAATATGCTTTCCAGGTATCTCATTTAGTATGGATGGCATTCAATAATGAATTACATATACCTAATAATATGGTAATAGACCATATTAATTGCAATACCCTGGATAATAGACCAGAAAATTTACAGTGTATAACCTATTCTGAAAATGTAAAGAGAGCTTATAAATATTCCAGATCATCGTTTACAAGTAATGGTATTAATGGATCAAATAAGTTTAATACTTTAACCATTTCTAAAATACTAGAGGATTATCAAAATGGGAATACCCAAGTAGAAATATGTGAAAAGTATGATATATCTCAAAAACAGGTATCTGGTATAGTTAATGGTCAAAGGAGGAAGGATATATACCTAACTAAGTTAATATCCATGGAATATGAAGGAGAAAAAACTATATATGATTTATCAGTAAATGATAAACATAGTTATGTAACCAGATCTAATTTCATAAACTCAAATACAACTTCTGGCCGTTTATCATCAAGAAACCCAAATGGTCAAAATATACCAAAAGTAATGGTAAACCCAGATATAAAGAGGCAATTTATAACCCCACCGGGGAAATTATTTTTGACCTATGACTATTCACAGGCTGAGCTTAGAATTTTGGCACACCTTGCTAAAGAAGATACTATGCTGGAATGGTTTAGAACTGGTAAAGATATTCATTTGGCATCAGCCTGTAAGAAATATCATGAAGATTACGATAGTATACTGCCAATATATGAGGATGAACAACATGAGTTATATCCATTATGGAAAAAGCGAAGAAAGCAAGCAAAAACCATTAACTTTGGTATAGTATATGAACAATCTGCAAAAAAACTAGCAGAATCATTATCAACACCAGATGAAAAGGTATCTGATGAAGAGGGCCAAGTATTTTTGGATGAATACTTTGAAACATTCCCAAAAATCAAAAGATTCATGGACAGACAACACAAGTTCATGGAAAAACATGGATATTGTGAATCATTATTTGGTAGACGGAGAAGATGTCCCAAAGTATATTCAGACAATTATTCAGAATATCTTGAAGCTCTTAGACAATCTACAAATATGCCATGTCAATCAGCTGCATCAGATATGGCATTGTTTGCTTCAATTATAGTATACGAAAAGGTAAAAAAGGGTGAATTACCACCAATGCAAGAAGTAAACACCGTACATGACTCAGTATACCAATTTATAGAACCAAGATACATAACTCCTGATACCATATTTGGTATTTGGGATATATGCAGGAACCCATCCACCAAAAAATATTTTGGTTTTGAAATTAAAGATGTTGATATGTCAATGGACTTCACAGTTGGTAGGACTATGGCAGAGGAATTACCTTATATACCAGGGTATGACTATAATAAAATGTTATCCCCAAATTTTGACATAGATGAATACTATGCAGAACATAGGAAAGTAAAGGGTATCCAAATAGTTGATTACCCAAAAGAGTTCAAAGAATATTTTAGAGAGTCATGGAGAAAAAGATAAATGAGATAAAGAATGATATTATCTCTGTAAAATACAAGGGAAAGATAGTAACCATAGATGTATCAAAAGAACTCTCAATAGATGAGAACATAATAAATTCTCAGTTGAAGGTTATACCATCTAACTATGCTTTCTTATGTATGGTAAGGGATAATTACATTAGGAAGAGGGATATGTTAGAGAGGGAGAAAAATATTGCTTATAGCAAAGCTTGGTTGTTTTATAAGGAATCTAATACCAAATTAAATAATGACACTGCTGATCATAAAGCAATGGTAAACCCTAAATATCTATCCATAGAAGAGAGGTATCTAAAAGCTGTACATAAAGCTAATAAATTAATAAGTATATGTAGAGCCTATGAATCAAGGGAGAGAATATTACAAACTTTATCTGCAAACATACGTAAACAAAACTAGTCATGGAAGTAAATCTAAATTTACCAAGTAAAGAAGTAGCAAAAGAACTTTGCAAAGGGATTGTTGGTGAACCCACCGAAAACCGGGTTATGATTATATCCCCCAAAGAATCTGAAAGAAAGACTAATTCTGGTTTATATGTACCAGATACAGTTAAAGAGGGTGTACCAAGAAAAGGGGTAATTGTAAAATTTGGTCCAATAACCCCAGAATATAATACTTACCAACACCAACTTAAAATTGGTAGTATAGTTACCTATGGGTTGTATGCTGGTAAAGAAATTGATCCTACATTCATTGATCAAAAGTTAAAATCAACATTTAAGGATCATACTTTTACTATTCTTTCAATGAATGAACTAATATATGTTGAATAAACAAATATCGATATCATGGTAAAGATCATTAAGAAGAAAAAATCTACCACTAGTAGTGATTCCACCCCTACTAAGGTTATGAGTACACGGGAAAGAATGCTTCAAAGAAAGAAAAAACTTGAGGAGAGAAAAGGAAGTGGGGGATTGATTTTCCCAAAAGAGGGGACTATGAGAGTAAGATTGATGTCTCAGGGGGATGATAAAGAGTTGGGATTAGAAGTTATCCAGTTCTATCTTGGAAAAGATAAGGGAGGGATTATTTCCCCGGCAACTTTTGATGAACCTTGCCCCTTTATGGATAAATATCGGGAATTGAAGGAATCAAAAGATGAGGATGATAATGAGTTAGCTAAGATGCTTACCCCAAGAAGAAGATACATTGTGGGTGGTACTTGCTACAAAGATGAAAAGGGTAAAGAGGTTGATCCAGATAGAATCTGCAAACCAATCCTTATCCCAAGACAAGTTTATCAGGGTATCATTGATTTATATCTGGATGAGGATGATTGGGGAGATATGACGGATATCGAGGAAGGATATGATATCAAGATCACCAGATCTGGAAGTGGGTTAATGGATACTACCTACACAGTAAATCCATGCCCCGGTAGAAAACCATTAGATCCTAAGTATCGAAAAGAAATGGATCTCGAGGAAATCATCAGGGGTCAAATGAAATCTTATGATGAACTTGAAGAAGCATTATCTGAATTCCTTGGGGAAGCTCCATCAATGGATGAAGATGATGATGAAAAACCAAAAGTAAAGAAAAAGAAAACGCTGAAAGGTAAGAAATATAAGGGTGATATTTAGTAAATAAGTACCCAATTCTTATAAATCAAATTTAAGCCAGGGGGTACTACATTCCCTGGCTTTTTAATGTAAAACAAAACACCATGGCAACAATCAAAGAGAGAAAAGAAAATAAAGGGGAAGAAAATCCTAAGATTGATATTAATGAAGTTCTAGAAAGCAAGGAATTCCATCAATATATTGATAAATATATCCTTAGATATAATAACCGTCCACCAGTTATGGTGGGTTCTCGTTATATAAGAACACCATGGGATTTTTTGGTTGACAGAGGAGAATTCAATACTCAAAGTATCATTAACCACTTTATTAGGATAGCAAACAAAGTAAGTGATCTACCATCAAATGTTAGAAAGGCTATAAGTGACTTATGTACTTATAATCTTCAATTGGTATTAAAGGATAGATATATAGCTAACCATAGAAACAGTAATAACGATGGCAAAGAAGAAAGTGGGAATTAAAGTACCAACTGCTAATGAATTAGCTAAAAGGTATGGTGATATGATAATCACCGCTTCGGATACTAAAGAAAATGGATTATGGTTACCATCAACCTTCTTTATGCTAAATTATACTTTTGGTGGGGGTATACCATTTGGAAAAATTCTTGAAGTGGCTGGAGAAGAATCATCTGGTAAATCTCTTATAGCCTATAATTTTGCTTATGCTACACAACAATTAGGTGGTCATGTTATATGGGTAGATGCTGAACAGGCTTGGATGAATTCATGGGCACAAGAAAATGGTATTGATCCAGCTGGAGTAACAGTAATTAGGGATACCAGAATAGAAAATATTGCCGATGCCCTGGCAGATTTGACCATATATTGGAGATCACAGCTAACTCATAATGAACCAATACTGTTGGTAGTAGATTCAATTGCAGCCATGGATTGTGCTGATAATATTGATTCTAAAATGGTAGATGGTAAAAGTGAAATGGGGGGTAGAGCAAAAGCTTTATATAAGTTCTTTAGAATACGCAGTGAGTTATTCTATAGACTTGGTATTACCCAAATTTACATTAACCAGCTTAGAACAGCACTGAATGTTGGTTTTGGTAAAGATAATACTACTACTACTGGTGGAGCTGCTCTTAAATTCTATGCTTCAATCAGAGCAGCTTTTTATGCTGGTAAGGGTATAACTGTTAAGTATAGGGGTAAAGAAAGAAAAGCTGGAAAACTGGTAACTATCAGGTTAATCAAGAATAAAGTTGCTCCTCCAAGACCAACTATATCTAAAACACCAGTATACTTCAACCCCAAGTATCATGAAGTAGGTTTTGATAGATATTTTGGACTTGAAGACGTATTTGTAGAAAATGAGATCATTGAAAAATCCAGTGGTGGTATTTATAAATATAAGGGTAAGCAATTATGTAGGGGGGAAGAGAAATTCCAAAAACTACTTGAAGAGGATGATACTCTTAGACGTAGATTGCTAAAAGCAGCATCAATAAATACTATATCCACTACTAAAAAGAAATTAGCAAGTTTAACCGAAAATTTTTATCCCATAGATGGGGATGTAGAATATGAGTCATTCGATGATACAGAAGAATATACGGAAGAGGGGGAGGAAAACTAAAGTAAAACTCCTAATGGTAATTGATGGGTCAAACTTGGCCCATCGAGCTTACCAAAAATTTAAAAACCTTAAAACAAGAGAGGGAGTAAATACTGGATTGATATATGGGTTCATGAGGTTACTTCATCACTACATAATTAGGTTTAGACCAACTTATGTAATAGTTACCATAGATACCAAACAATCCAAGGAATCTAACTTCAGAAACCAATTATTGGGTGGTTATAAAAAACATAGGGATAATAACAAGATCTCCATGGATTATGAGGATTTTAACAGACAATTACGTATAGTAAGGAAGATGTTAAAATATCTCAATATTCCAGTGGTATGGGATGGAATAGGATTAGGTCATGAAAGCGATGATTATATAGGGTATTTCTCAATAAAACACCCAGGTAAAGTAGTCATTGTATCATCTGATAAAGACTTCTGTCAGTTATTGAGTAAAGGGGTAAAAATATTTAACCCCTTTAAAGAAGCTATAATCCATTATCAAACTTGTATGGATTATATGGGGTACAGCCCAGAAGAATGTGTGGATTATCTATGTTTACTTGGGGATAAATCAGACGATATTCCTGGGTATATTGGTATGGGACCAGTTAAGATCAGGAAGTTTTTAAATCAATTTGGGAGCATACAGAACTTCTTATCAGATGATAGTAATAAATTCCCAGGTATAGATAGAGATGGTCTAGAAGATTTATATAAAAGAAATTTAGAGCTAATTGATATAAGGGTAGCTCTAAATAATCACCCACTAAAGAAAATCCCTATAAAATATAACAAAACTGATCAGGTAGATACTACTAAATTACGTAACTTATTAAAGGAATACAAATTGTTATCCTTCCTAACTCCTGATTTTATAAAAACGTTTGAAAACCTTAAATCATGGAAAAACTTTTAAAAATACAACTAACTGGTTGCAGTGGAGTTGGTAAGACTACTCTATCAAAATGGTTATCGGAAGAGTTAAGGATTAAGTTCATATCTGGTTCATACTCAGATTTAGTTCCACAGACCAAAAATGAGAAACATTCGGATATGATTACAAAAGATCCTAAGATTATATACCAACAAGATTATCAGGTAATGAATCTTAGGCATAAACAATTAGCTTTTGAGGATAGGTTCATTACTGATAGATCATATGTTGATTCCATTGCTTACCTAATTAATAAATTATCAGTACACATTAGACAATGTGATATTGAGTCATTTATTGGTAACTGTGAAGCTTTATTATCATTAGAATGTACTCATCTAATATTTATCCCATTTAGTCTGAAGTTCCTGAACAATTGGGATATAGAGGATAATAATAAAAGAATCCTAAATGGGTATTATCAGTTCCAAATATCCCAATTGATATATGGTATACTGGATATTATGGGTTATAGAAAATTACCATATAGATCATTTCTGGTTGGAGCTGAAGTTGGCAAGATACAAGTAAGAGGCAATGATATATCAGTACTTATACTTGATGAGCTGGATTTTGAAAAAAGGAAACAAATAGTAAAACGATTTATTTCATTATGAAAAAGGTAGTGGGAATAGTATTCTCTGATCTACACTTAAACTTATGGAATAAATTTAATCAGGAAAATAAAAGGACTCTAGATGGTTTTAGAGTCCTTTTTTTGATTAAATCCTTATGTTTAAAGTATGGCTGTCCAGCTATATTTTGTGGTGATTTATTCCATAAGCCAGAGTTTATAGAGAATGAGTTATTAAGTAAAACCATAGAGGTATTTGATGAGTTGGATTGGGATAAGTGGAAGATGTATTCAATATCTGGTAACCATGATATGAGTAAATACAATAACCTAAACTCTCATTCACCAAGTTGGGTAAATACACTGAGTAAGAAATATAAGTTTTTAGAAAGTATTGATTTTACTAGTGTAGTAGTTGGGGATAACTATGTATTACATGGAATCCCATATATTGATCATAATATAGGGTTGAATGAGTATGTTAGGAATTTACCACTTATGAAAGGTAGGAAGGATCTAGATATACCCAACATATTACTTTTACACACTGATTATCCAGGGGCAAAAGATACCGACGGGGTAGAAGTTGGTTCAGTGGAAAATCTAAACATAAATGTATTGTCAAGGTTTGATCTGGTATTAGCTGGTCATATACACAAACCCCAAAGGTTATCAAAAAAAGTATTCATGGTAGGAGCACCAATCCAGCAAAGAAGAACTGATAAGGATTGTGATCTTGGTTATTGGAAGTTATATTCTGATATGTCCATGAAATTTGTACCATTAGAAGGTTTCCCAAAGTTCATAGATGTTGATAACAGTGATGATATAAAGGATGATGGTAATTTCTACACTGTGGTATCAAAACCAGTATCACTTGAAGTAACTCAAGAAAATCATATAACCAGAAACTTGTCAAAGAAAAGACTGGTTAGTAGGTATCTACGTAAAAGTGGTATAAAAGATCCAAAGAAAAAATCAGTTTTATTGGAAATAATAAAAGAGACTGACCATGATTGAGTTCACTAATATAATTATTGAGGGTTTCTGTAGTATAGATTCATTGGAGTTAACTCTTAATACCAACAAGATAACCATAGTAAGGGGTCCCAATGGTTTTGGTAAAAGCAATCTACTATCAGCCATAGTATGGGGTATCTATGGTAAGAACTTAAAGGGGGTATCAGATGTAAATACCTGGAAAAAGTTTAGACCCAAGTCTTATATGGGAACCAAAGTTGAGCTTTTCTTCAATAAGGGTAATTCAGTACATAAGATAGTAAGGTGTTTAGAATATAAAGGTGAAGTGGAGGGTGCAAAAGGGAACAACAGATTACTTTACCTTATAGATGCTGACCAAGTTAAAGAGAAGACTAAACCTCAATTGCAAGCGCTTATAGAGAAAAACATAGGGATGTCTTATAATCTTTTCATAAATACCATCATGTTTGGTCAGGGAATGAAAAGATTAATCCAGGAATCTGGTTCAGATAAGAAACAATTATTTGAAGAAATCTTTGATCTTGGATATTTAACTAAGGCAAAAAAGATAGCTCAGGATAAATATAATGATCTGGACAAAGAGACTTTCAAGGTAAAGTCTACCTTAGATCATGAAAACAGTTTGTATGATGAACAATCATCTATGTTAGATGATTTGAAATCAAGGTTAAAAAATAAGGTATCTACCAATAACAAAGAACTGGATTCCCTGGTAGAGGCTAAAAACCTAGCTACAAAGGCGCTAAATGAGATTAAGCCTATAGAGGCCAATAGGTTAAAATCAAAGATAGATATCAGAATAAAAAAGGTAAACGGGTTATTAAGGGATATCAATGATACCCTAAGAACAGCAAAGAAGTCAACCAATATATCACTAAAAGACCTGATAGATGATACTATCTCATTAATAGAGGGTAATAATATAGGTGAAGCTATATTGAAACTTAAAGATATAAAGAACTCATTTGATAAGATAGATGAATGTCATACTAAGTCTTCAGATTTAAATAATAGGTTACATAAACTTTATGACAAAAAGGCTGAAGTAAGTAAACTTATAAGTAAGGCAGAGAATCTAGAGTATAAGATAAAAACTCTGGATAGATCAATAAGTAAGATAAGAGAAGATAATAATAATTATGATAAATCCATTATAACAAAACAAGAAACCAAGTTAAATGATACTTTGTTACGTATAAATAAACTAAAACCCAAATATGAGGCTTTAGTGGAAGATAGGGATATATATAAGTGGGTATACACTGATCCCCTTGGTAATAAAGGTATAAAGGTTTTCCTGTTTGAATCATCACTTGGTTATCTTAATGATACTCTTAGATCATATTCTGATATATTAGGTTTCAATATCCAATTTAGTGTAGATTTAAACTCTACTAAAAAAGATTTTGAAACTTTGATTACCAAGGATGGTGTTGATGTATTATATGAAGAATTAAGTGGTGGTGAAAAACAGTTAGCTAATTTAGCTATGGCTTTTGCCATGAATGAGGTGATAACTAATTCTAAGGGTACTAACATAGCATTCTTGGACGAAGTATTTGAATCACTGAGTTCAGATAACATTGAAGTAGTAGTTGGGTTAATTAGGAAAGTATATAAAGATAGGACACTTTTTTTAATTACCCATCATGAATCTCTACCTATCCCTAATGCAAAAACATTAGTAGTAAAGAAAATAAAGGGCTTATCTAGTTATGAATTCCAATAATCACTATTGGTTATTATAAAATTGGATATTATGACTAAGATAAATTCAAAGAGTAAAGGAAATAGATTCGAAAGAGCAATATGTAAATTTTTTCAGGAGTGGACAGGTTATGAATTCAGTAGAGTACCAGCTTCTGGAGGTTTAAGGTGGAAAAAGACCGATAACATTACCTCAGATATTACATGTACCGATCCAAAACATTCAAGGAGATTTTGTTTCAGTATTGAATGTAAGTCATATCAGGATATCAGATTTGAACATATTTTACTTGGTAATAAATCATGTAAGATAATGGGTTTTTGGGAACAAGCTAAATCTGATGCAGCCAGAGCTAATAAAGTACCAATTTTGGTAATGAAATACAATAACATGCCAAAGGGGGAAGCTTTTATGATGGTAGATAACAATCTAGCTAGATTAATACTGAATCAACTTGATAAGTTATCTAAACCAAGAATGGCTATCCAAGTTGACAAAGATAATGTATTCTATGTATTCATGTTAACAGATATAAAGAACTTGGATTATAAGACTTTATACAAAGAAGTTAGGAAGAGTTTAAAAAATAAGTAAGGATGAAAAAGACCCCTTATGTTTACTGTATCTGTAGGATAGATAAGAAGTACTGGCAACAGATAAACCATGATTTAGAAATACGTGGGTATAAGGGGGTAAAATCCTATATACCAGTAGTAAAGGTATTCCAAAAGATAAAAGCTGGGAAACATATATACTCAAGTATACCCCTGTTATTCAATTATGGGTTTATAAAGATGAAATCCGAGAGAGCTTTTAATAGACAATTTCTATTAAAGCTAAAAAGGGAAATACCGGGTATACTTTCATGGGTTAATGCCCCAGATAGTTTATTCCCCAAAAAGAAAAGAATTAGGATTGATAATGCAGAAGACTTTGATGATTTTTCAATCGTAGCAACTATTTCTAGAGAACAATTAAGATACTATAATAAAATATCAAAAAGAAAAAGTATTTACTCTCTAGAAGAGATCACTAAAATTAATATAGGTGATTATATTACTCTTAGGGGGTACCCATTTGAGGGGATAGGAGCTTTGGTAAATGAGATAAATCTTAATACCAAGATGTTAACAGTAACGATATACCCTGGTAAGGGATCAATGGTAATACAAATCCCCATAGATAATGTGGTATATTCAATATATTCTGATTTTGATGAAGATAACTTACAATGTCCTTCTAAAGAGATAGATATATCAAAAGTTGAAGATGGTTCAACGGAAGAATACTTGGATTCAAAACAATACTAAAATATGGAAAAGAACCAAGAAATGGCATGGGATTGCTTGACCGAAATGGAACAGCAATCCCTATTTTTAAGTTTTTCACAGGGGCTATCAACTAGAGAAGTTGGTGAGATAATGAAACTGTCTCATTATAAATTCCTGGAGGTAAAAGCTAGGGCCGAGAGATTTTTCAAACTGTTTTCTGATTACTTTGATCTATACCCAGATTTAGTTAGACCAGATGCCCCAATATCTAGGGTATTCAGAGACTTTCTATATGGTGCTCTAGTAAGGAGATTATCCAAGGATGATTCACTAGTATATGCTGGTGATTCTTCATGGTTATTAAGACCAGTAAATAGAGACCATATTATTAAATATATGGGCAAACTAAAAGAATCAGATAATATATGGGATAAGGATCTTTATAAGTTAATAATGGAGTTTGATAGGTGGAATAACTTTAGAATATTACCAAGAATACTACAAGCTCCATCCGCTTATAAGAGAAGAACTACTAAAAAAGACAAGATATATCTTCAATTTCTACATAGAGTACCAGACTTTAAGATAAGAGCTATGGTAGATATGTATTGGAGAAATGGTAAACCAGAAAATAGGTATTATGTGGCATTCATATCTACATACTTTGATCTGGGGTATACTGTAGTACCAATACTTAAGGATAAACATATAGTAAAAGAGATAACAGATACTAAGATATACATTTTCAATGAGAGGGTTGATGCAGAAGAATTTGGTTTGATGGTATCCGATTATTTTGCTAATACCTCAGATATAAAGAGAGGTATGAAATTCTGGAAAAGGTACCGAGAACTAGTAGAAACTGCTATAAATTATAGGGAGATCAATAATATGGATTTTACTTGTGAAAATCTAGAGATGGCCTATAATTTAAAAAGGAAACCCATATATTCCATGCTCATCATCTGTAGCATTTCCCATTTCCTGAACGATATGATTCAGT